CATAATGAAAGGTTTATTTTCACCTGAAACGGACGAAATTGTTAGCTATGGTTTAGCTTATAATGAAATGAGCGAATCGGAAAATGTTTTTTTAATTCCAGAAGATTTTGAATTCGGAAAATATAATTACACATCAATTATTCAGGGCGTATTTAATCCCGAAGGTTTTAAATTAATTGAAAATGAAAATTAGTCAAGCTGGAATAGATTTATTAAAAGGTTTTGAGGGCTTGAAATTAAACGCTTATTTGTGTACGTCGGGTGTTGCTACAATTGGGTTCGGTTCCACGTTTTACGCTGATAAAAGCCCCGTTAAAATGGGCGATAAATTAAAAGATAAGCAAGCCGCCGAAGAACTTTTAAAAGTTACTTTGCAAAGTTTTGAAAGCACAATTAACGGTTTATTTTATAATATTACTTTAAATCAAAATCAATTCGACGCGCTGGTTTGTTTTGTTTATAATATTGGTCCTAACGCGTTTGCGGCTTCAACTTTATTAAAAAAAGCAAAAGTAAATTCCAACGATAAATCGATTCAATTAGAGTTCAATAAATGGATTAATTCAGGCGGCAAAAAATCAAAGGGATTAATTGAAAGAAGAAAAGCCGAATCGAAACTTTACTTTATGTAATTAATAATTGAAAAAGTAATAAACCCGAATGCGATTAAGTTCGTAAAGAGGGTATGAAAAACCTAATTACTTTATTCGCCTTTTTAACTTTTGTAAACATTGGAAACGCTCAATGCGATTCGGCAAAAGTTGTAAAATCTTTTTGGGGTTTCCCTTCGTTTAATTCTTTAAACAACACGGGGCAATGTATCGCGGCAAATATTACCGATACAACTATTTGCGTAAAAGTCAAACAGATTTTAGCAACACAACAAGCGCGGTTCAGTTATTCAAGCCCATTCGGAAGCCCATTAATAGTTAATGAAATTCGACAATATAATTCGGATTGTATTTTTATTGGATATGGGAATTTAATCGATGCGGGAATTGATTCGGTTGTAATTTGTTATTCGATTTCGTCCGAATTAGTCGACAATTTTTGCCCTTACGCGTTAATAATTTCGCCTTTAGCAGTTGAATTTTGCGGGCTTAGTGCGGTAATGGGTGCGGAATTATTAAACGTTCAATTTAAAACGTGTTCGAATACGAATACGGATCGTTTCGAGCTTATAATTTCAAAGGATTTAATAAGCTGGAACGTTGCGGAAACTATCCAGCCGCAAATCGAAAACAATTCTAGCGAAAGCGTTTATAATATTCAAACTAATAATTTCGAAAACGGAATTAATTATTTAGCAATTAGGGAAATTGACTTAAACGGGAATGCAACGGTTTCGGAAATTGCTTATTTTGAATGCAGAAACAAAAAAGAAACTTTTAAAAGTTATTTTGATTTATCGGGGCGTTCGGTTTCAGGAAATACACAATTTAAAATCGTTCGAAATGATTGAGCCGCGCAAAATTAAAACCGTTTTAAATATTGTTTTTGAATATTGGAATTATTGCGTCGGATCGATGGCAATAATTACGGGGTTTTGGTTATTTTTTTTAAAACAAATCGACAAAGAAACATTTGCTTATATTATTGGTGCGGTTATTACGTTGAAATGGGTGTGGAAACCAAAAGAAAAGGGGGTGCAAAATGATTAAAGAAACGCGCGATTCAATCGTTCAAATTTCTAACGATACGCTTTTATCATTTCATTTTTCGGATATTTCGCACGGTTATATTTCCGACTTAGATAATATTTATTCGAATCAATATTTCGATTTTAAAAACGATTACTTTATTTCGGAATCGGGGCAAATATTTTTTGCTGAAAAGGAAACAACCGCCGTTAATTATAATTTCGAAATCCCGAAAGTAATTATTCGATATTCCGATACATTAAAACTAAATGATTTGCAATATTTAAAACAAGGCGATACACGAAGCGCAAATGAATTAATAGTATTGCACCCTAAAAAGGAAACGATAAGCGTTCAAAACGATTTAAACAGGCTTTGTATGGGTGTTGAATTTGGTTTGATGCTTATTTGCACTATGGTTTATTTGTTAAACTCTTTCAATTCGTGGTTTACAATGTTTTCAAAAATTAACTTTGCATTGAAATCGTAAACAATTAAGATTTAATTAAATTAATTTGCGCTTTTATTTTAAATAAATGAGCGCGAGATATATTCTAACTAATTCAATCGATTTATTTTACGTAGTAACCGACGAAAACGGGGTTATTATTGGAAGTAACGATTTATTCAAAGAATATTCGAGCCACATAAAACCTAAAAACGTTTCCGAAATGATTTCGGACGATTCCGATTTTAGCGAGTTTTCAGAATCCGTTAAAAGAGCAAAGGACCGCGCACCTTTACCGATTCGATTTTATGCGAAAACGAAACAAAAAAACGGGTCAATGCGCTGGAACCTGTGGAATATTTATTTCATTTTAAATTCCTTGCATTTTGTAGGTTTACCCATCACCGATGTTACTTCGATAACATCCCACGAATACGAAAAACAAAAACAACTTTTGGAGGATTTCCGCTTTATGCTTTCGCACGAATTACGGCAACCGTTAACCAGCATTGCGGGGCTTGTTAAAATGTTAATTGAAACGGATTATTCACAAACTGACGAAGAAAATGTTAAATTGCTCGAAATGGTCAACCTATCAGTTGAACAGCTCGATAAATCAATTCATAACTTAGTTAAAAAAGCCACGCGGCAAATTTAAAATAATGGAGCTTGAAACATATTTACCGAAAAACGATTTAGAAGCGGACGAACGTTTAATAATGGTTGTTTCTAATTATGTATTGGAAAAAGAAATGCCGTTAAGTTTTGCCAAAAATGTTTTAGAAAACAATCTTAGAAATAAAAACGATTTCGCTAAATTTTGGATTCAATTATTATTAATAACGGGAACCAATGTATAAGGGAATTAATTTTGTTTTGATTGCTTGCATTATTTTAATAATTCTTTTATTTAGAAGTTGCAGTTTAAACCGCGAATATATTTCCGAACTAAAAAAACAAGATTCCGAAATTGAAAGTTTTAAGGTTTCCCGGTTGCTAGATTCAAGTTTGATTTATACGCAAAACGTAAATATTAAAATAAAAGATTTGGAGCTGCAGAAAAACGAACAGGAAATTTTCGCTTTGCGGGTAATGAAAATAAAAAACCCGAAAGAGGTAATTCAATTTAAAACGCGGTACATTATTAAAACGGAAATCCCGATCGCGGAAACTGAACAAATCGATTCAATTAATTATCTTCGGGTTCCTGTTTCCTTTTCAAAGGGTGAACGATGGTTTTCTATAAATGGACAAATTTTGTCCAATGGAACGCTTTTAATCGATTCTTTAATTGCGCCCGCACAATTTACCTATTCACTTGGGGACACGCTGCGAAACGGCTTTATTAATCGTTTATTTAAAAAATCGGATCAAGTTGTTAGGTTGCATATTGATAACCCTAACATTCAATTACATGGAATGACTAATATATATATTAAGGACCGCAAAAAATGGTTTGAAACGACCGCTTTTAAAATCGGTTTCGGGGTTTTCTTAGGTTTTGGGCTGGCAACGGCAAAATAATTTTCTCAATATTTACGGGCTTTACAGAACAAAATAAAAAATATTTTCAATGCTTTGTGTTTTGTATGATAGTATTTTACTATCTTTGACAAACCAATTTAAACCCCTACATAATGAAAACTCAAATTTTAACATTCAAACTTAGAAACGGCGTAACGGTATTCGCAAAAAATGATAAATACGGAATTAATCCCGTTGGATATTGTAATTTAAAACAAGCGAATGCAAGACAAATTAAACTTCAGTCAATGGGCGTCGATTGTTTCGTTTACCGTACCCCGTGCAATCAAAGCGTAACATTTATCGCAATAAATAATTAATAAATCGGGCGGCTAATAACCGCCCTTTAAACCCCGATCAAATGAAAAACGAAATTTCAGAAAGGCACGAAAATATTATTTTTTTGCTTTCTAATTATTGCGAACGAAACGAAAAAGGTTTGGAAATAGCCGAAGAATTGAAAATGCTTTTAATGGTTATTGAAACCCAAAAAAATAAAAATTGTTTGGATTTTCAATATGTAAATTCAAAGGAATTTATCGAAGCGGCTTATTTAATGGACGCAATAAAAATTAATTTAATTAAATTAATAACGTCCCTATGAAAAATAAAACACTCAATTTAATAATCGAAAATTACAAATCGCAACTTTTCCATTTAATGCAGCTCGATTATTTAACCAGCGAACAAAGAACCGAAGCAAATAATTTAATCGAAGCCCTAACGGATTTAACGAACGCGCGGGTTGTTTATGAGCGATTTTATGCAGCCGCTTAGATACTCATTAACTGAACTTGCAAACGCGGTTAAATACTATTTTAGAAAGCACGGATCCGAAACGGTCGAATCAATTTCAAAAAAATTCAAGGTTCCCGTAGGTACATTAAACGTCCATATTTCAAAAGAACTTAAACGAAAACAACTTTTAAAAATGAATAATAGAAGCATAATTTTTCAGAACCGAATGATTACGGTTTATTATAATTACGAATTTTATCCCGGCTTAATGTCGCATCCCGATTCGATTGAATTCGAATTTCATTCAGTAATTTACAAGGGGCGAAATATTACCTATTTACTTTCAATTGATAGTTTAAATGAAATCGAAGAAATGATTTTAGCGCTGGAATCGGACGATCCTTCGGACGATGGACCCGACCCCGATTATTATTACGATATGAGAAAAAACGGCGATATATGAAAACAGAAAACGGAATGAAAATCAGAAAACTTCGGCGCGAATTGGACGTTACACAGGACCAAATAGGAAAAGCAATCGGTTTACAAAACGGAAAATATATTTCCCACATTGAAAGCGGGTTTCGTAACTGTTCAAATGATTACGCCGAAATAATTATTAACGCTTTAAACAAACTAAAAACTAAAAAATCGAAGTAATGGACGCGCTAAACATTATAATCTATTCAGGGGCTGCAATTGCGATTTCAGTTCAATCAATTCAAAACACCTATTTAAAAAACAAAAATTCAAAACTTCAAAAAATGGAAAGCAATTTATTTTTAGAAAACGCCGAACTAAAAAAACACCGGGCGCATTTAAATTTTGTAATTAGCGAGCAAGCCGAAACAATTTCCGATCTACGTTCACAGATGGAAAACCAATTTATAAACGTGGATTACTTGAAAACGATTTTATCAAAATACCAGCGTTTAAATAACGAACTATTAGACAAAATTGATACGCTGGTTGATAAACGAATTTACAACGGCAAGCAAAAAAAAGCAACCCAAACCAAAACAGATAAACCGATTTACGAATTCAAAACTAAAACAAACTAAAAATGGAAATTCAGGGAACTCTAATTAAAATTTTACCGATTGAATCGGGCGCAAAAAAGGACGGCGGCGAATGGTCCAGCCAAAATATAATAGTTGAGCAAGAGGGACAATATCCAAAACCCGTTTCGATTACTTTATTCGGGGATAAAATAAACCTATTAAACGGAATCCAGCTAAACGATAAATTAAGCGTTTCGATTAATTTGGAATCCCGCGAATACAATGATAAGTATTTTACGAAGGTTAACGCGTGGAAAATCTCTAAGCTATGAATAAGGTTATTATTAAACACAGTTTACCCCAAAACGATCAACGCTGGACGTTAAACGTATTGCGCGGGGCTACATTCCTAAGTTCAATTATAAACGAAAAGGACCAAACGATTTCTGTTTATTTTTTATGCAATCAGGAAGAAAAAGAAACAGAGGTTCGAATATTTCAGGACATTGGAACGGGTCGACCTTTTAATAATTCCGATCCCGATTACTTTTTAAAGCACGTTGCGACATTAAGCCAGCACGAAGGAAATATAATTCATCATTTATTTGAAGTTATATGTTAGGATTTATAATCTTTACATTTGCCGCGGCGGTTTCGATGCTATTTTTAACAATCCATTTAACCGATTTCGATTCGGAATGAGCAAAACACGCCGATTTTGAAGAATTAAAGCCCCGGAAACCTAACCTTTTCGGGCTTTTTTCCGGTTCAAAATGAATTTAGGCGCATTGATTTTCAGTAAGTTAACACTATTTTGAAATTATTTTTTGCGATGTGTTGTATATGATAGAATTAATCTATCTTTGAATATACCAAAACGGAAACAAAACCTTTAAAAAAATGGAAAGTTATATTAATCAATACGGAGTTAAAACAAGCATTAAGTTAGATAAAATAAAAGATAGTGCTTGGGAGTATTTATATGGAGGTAAAGGGTATAACACAGATAAATTTAACACAAAAAAGTATCAAACACTCCTTAACCGATTTGAAAAAGAAGCAAACGCAATTGGTGGAGTAGATTATAATTTAGGAGATTCTTTAGCATAATAAATAAAAATAATTCAAACCTCAAAACCCCTAAAAAATGCAAACGGCAATTTTAATTTCAGGTCAAGCAAGCGGAAATTTTACTTTAAAAAACGCGATCACTTCGGAAAATATTCCTTTCTCAATTCAGGATTCACGATTCAACGGTTTTATTATTTATTTCAATTCTAAAACCGAAGCAAAAAAAGCCCTATCGAATGCAAAGAGTTATTTAATCGAGCAAGGTAACAAACCAGCAACACCAAAAACGCGCGGGGATTTTAGTTACTTACCCGGCGAATTTATTAACTACGATTCCAGCAACGCAATAATCGGATAATTCAAAACTAAAAAACCCCTAAAAAATGAAATCACTTTTTATCTTAACAGGAACCGCGCTTTTAATCTTCGGCGGTATTTTAACGGCTCGATCTAAAAACAGAAAGCCAAAACCCCAAACAAGCTGCGACAAAGCAAACAAGTTTAAGGAATGGATATTTTTTAAATCCAATGCCAGCGAATTAAATTACTACGCTTACAACCCTATTTTAAAACAGTTTATTGAGGTTATTAATATAATGGACCGTTACGGAATAAACGTTCGAAATAGCAACGCAATGAACGCCGAACGGATTATAAAAGACTATTTCAACGAATGCCGTTTAGAGTTATTCAGGAACTACGAAAAAACAACCGAAGCGAATTTTGTTCACGCATTCAATTCGGTAAATATTGAAATCACAAAATCATTCGAACCAATTTTAGCAAAGCATTTTAACTAAACCAAAACCCCAAACAAAAATGAAAATTCAAAAACTTGCAAACGGCGAAATACAAATAACATTCCGCCCCGAAGAAATCGCAAACTTTCAAACTGTTTTACCGCTGGAAGAAATCGAACCCGTTAAACGTTTCGAAGATTGTTTGCACAAAGTCCAATATAAAACGCGGGATTTTTTAAAGGAGCTTCGCGATCATTACGGAATCAAAAACGAGATTAAACGAAACGATAAAAAGGTAAACGATTTACGTTTTAAATATCAGGTTTCAAACCTTTCAAAGACCTTGCAATTTCACGAAAAAAGCGGCTTAATAACTATAAAAAAAGCCAACGATTTAAACGATAATTCAAGCAAAATCATTAACTTTAAATTCAACTTTTAACAATTAAAACCCCTGTAAAATGGAAAACAAAACCCCCGTAAAAATCGAAAATACCATTAAAACGTTTTTCGAAAAACCAGCCGTAAAGAATAAATTTCAGGAAGTAATAGGCAAACGTTCAACACAGTTTATAAGCTCGATTCTACAAATTACCGCTAATAACTCGATGTTAAAAAACGCCGATCCGATTTCGGTTTATAACGCCGCGTTAATGGCTGCAACTTTAGATTTACCCATTAACCAAAATTTGGGCTTTGCTTGGATTGTACCCTACGGAAAAGCCGCGCAATTTCAGTTAGGCGTTAAAGGTTTGGTTCAACTTGCCCAGCGTTCGGGACAATACCTAAACATTAATGTAATTGAGGTTTACGAAAATCAATTTGAATCATTCAACACGTTAACGGAAAACCTAAATGCAAAATTTGATTTACCGGGCGAAGGAAAAATAATCGGTTACGCGGCTTATTTCAAATTAATAAACGGATTCGAAAAGACTTGCTTTTGGACCACCGAAAAAGTAATTCAGCACGGGAAACGTTATTCAAAATCGTTTAACAATGGACCGTGGAAAACCGATTTTGACGCAATGGCAAAAAAGACCGTTCTAAAATCAACTTTGAGCAAGTGGGGAATACTATCGATTGAAATGCAAACCGCCGTTAAAATCGACCAATCGGTTATTAACGACGAAACGGGCGAAAATGTAACCTATGTAGATCACGAAGAAATCGTAATTAACCCCGAAATCGAGCGATTGAAACAACTAATTGAAAGCTCCGAAACAATTGACGAATTAGAAGTTTATGCAAGTTCAATTCCCGAAGAACTTAACCAGCTATTTCAGGAAAAATATATGAGTTTAACCCCGTCCGAAAAATGAATGCAGATAATATAAAATTCCGTTGTAGCTCATTAGGGGCTTTGATGACTGAAGCCCGGACGAAATCCGGGCAACTTTCAGAAACTTGCAAAAGTGAATTGATAAAGGTTTTTATTAACGAAAAATACGGGCGAACAAAATCGATTCAAAACAAATATCTTGAAAAAGGTATTTCACAGGAAGAAGAATCGATAACGCTTTATTCGAAGTTTAAGAAAAACTATTTCGTGAATAATAAAGCCCGAATGAGTAACGAATTTATAACGGGCGAATGGGATATTTTGAAAAACGATATTGTAACCGATATAAAAACAAGCTGGGATATATTTTCTTTTTTCAAAGCGAAAAACGAACCATTGAACAAAGATTACTATTTCCAGCTTCACGGTTACATGAGTTTGACGGGCGCGAAATCTTCGACCCTTGCTTATTGCTTAGTCAATACCCCGTTAAATTTAATTGAACAGGAAAAAAAATCGCTTTGGTTTAAAATGAATTGCCCCGATCACGAAGCTATTGAATATTTAAAGGGCTGCGAAGAAATCGAACGGCTTTCCATTTATGAGGATATTCCCGTTAATGAGCGCGTTTTTGAGATTGAAATAGAACGGAACGAAGAAACTATCGAAGCAATTAACAAACGTGTTTTAGAATGCCGCGAATGGATGAATTTAAACCTATTTAGCAATGAGTAAAAAGGTTTTCGAAATCGATATTAATTTATTTTGCCGCGCGTATAATTTAACGCTTGCACAGGAATTTCGTTTTGATACTTCGCGGCGCTGGAAATCGGATTATTACATTTTAGAGTTTAATTGTTTAATTGAATTCGAGGGAATGGGCGGGAACCATTGGAGCGGTATGGGAGGACACCAAACTTTAACGGGTTACACGGCGAATTGTGAAAAGTATAACCGTGCTTCGTTAATGGGTTTTAAATTACTCAGATACACGGCAAAAAATTCAAAGGATTTATTAAATGATTTAAAATTTTTATTGAATGAAAGCGGAATTTGAAAACTATTTAGCAAAGCACAAAACCGAACCTTTCGTTATGTTGGACGAAATGGATTTAAACTTTGAACAATTCTGCGAAATGTTTTTAAATAATTATTCATTTCGGCAAATGTGGAAACTCGAATGTGATTTTAACTATTACGATATTCGGGCGGGTAAATGCGAAAACGCAAAAGTAATACACGGAAAAATAATTTGTAATTTAAAATGTTGAAACTATGAAACTAAAACTTGAAGAATTAAAAAAACACCAATTAATCGAAATAGTTAAATCGCTTTGGATTGAAAAAAAATTAAAACATATTGAAAACGTTTCAGTCGATGAACATTCAAGAATTGACCAGCTCGAAGAAATGATTTTGGAAACGGCTTTAGAAATCGATAAAAATATTTTAGATTATTTTGGTTATCCGAATAAATAAAAAAGTATATTTGTAAAACGTTCGGAGGTAGTAGCTCGAATGATCTAAAAACATTTTGCCCGTTGAGGGCTGCGAGAAACGGGAAAACTGTTTCGCTACTACCGCAGCTTTTAACGGGCTTTTTAATTTTAAAAAAATGGCTTATAAACTCGAAGAACTTACTAAAGAACAATTGATTGTAATTATTAAAAGAGATTATATCAGAGAAAGATTAAATCGCTTGAATAAAGAATTTCCCGATAATAACGACAAGATGAAAATCGATTTAATGGAGTCTTTTATTTATGATTGTGCTTTCGATTTAGATGTTATTATTTTAGATTGCGTTGGTTATGTTTGAGTATTTTAACGGCTTTTGGAATTGGGCTTTAAATAATCCTGAGAAAAATAACCCAACGGCAACGGCAATCTATTTTTATATTTTGAACGTTGCAAATGAATTACGCTGGAAGGAATCCTTCGGGCTTAGTTCAACTCAGATAATTAGCGCGGTCGGTGTTTCTAATTATAAAACTTATAAAAAGAATCTCGATGTATTAGTTGAAAACGGCTTAATTAAAATAGTTGTTCAAAGCAAAAATCAATATCAATGTAATATTTTTGGGTTGGTAAAATTTACCGAAGCAAGTCCAAAGCAAAACCAAAGCAAGCCCGAAGCAAAGAAAAAGCAAAGCGAAAGCAACGCCCATAATCATAAGACTATTAAAGAGGATATAGACAATATAAACAATAAAGACTTTTTTGCAGAAAATGAAAATCAAGTTTCAAAAAGTTCTAATTTAGGTTTGCATAATTGGTTCGTGAAAGCAAGCCCCGAAGAATTTACAGAGCGAATAAATAAATTTAAGGAAGAACACCCGAATAGCGGTTATCCTGAAATTCTTTACAAAGACTTCATTAACTATTATTCAACCCCGCACAAAGACGGCGGAATAGAATTAAACCATCAAAGGAATTTTGGAATCCAAAATAAATTGCAACAATGGATTGGAAACACTCAAAACGCTGGCAAATACGAAATAAAATCCCCTTCAAAATCTAAAATCTATTATGAATAACCCAAACGATCAAATCGAAAAAACCTTAATCGGAATCCTTTTAAGCCCAAATGAAATTTACAAAGAAATTATTTCGCAAATCGGACCGCACCATTTTGAAAACGAACTTTGCAAAAAAACATTCCATTTCATAAAAAAAATAAACGACGAAGGAAAACGCCCCGATCCCGTTTCACTTTTGAACGCGTGGAAAAGTTCGGAATCCTTTTCGATGGATGAATACGCCGAAGCTCTTAAAACAAGTCAAAACGTTACTTATAACGAGAATATACCCGAACTAATTGAAACGCTGCATAACGCCTTAATAACGCGAAATATTACGAAAATCTATTACGAGGTCGGAATAGGTTTGCACGAAAAGAAACCCGGTCGAGATATAGCCGAAGAAATGATTAAACGCTTAACCAAACTAACCGAAGAAGGTTCCGAACTTCAAAAGATAGTTGAAATGCCTGAACTAACCACAAACGAACGGGAAGCATATTATAGGCGCGCTGAATTAGCGAAGTCAGGGCAAACAAGCGGCTTAGAAACGGGGATTGAATCAGTAAACAAATTTACAGGCGGCTGGCAAAACGAATTAATTATAATCGGGGCGCGTCCAAGTATGGGAAAAACCGCTTTAGCTTTATTTTTCGGAATGCAAACAGGAAAGCCCGGAATATATTTTAATCTCGAAATGTCGCAATCCCAATTAACCCAGCGTTTAATTCTCCAAAACTCAAACGAACGAATCCGATCTTCGGCACTTCGCGACGGAACCCTAAACCCTGATGAATTAACATATTTTGAAAAGACAATCGGAATAGTTGAAAACAAACCTTTTAAAATTTACGACAAAGCTGGATGCGGTGTAAACGAAGCAATTCGAATAATAAAGCGGCACGCGCGTTTAAATGAGTGTCAATGGGTAATTATCGACTATTTGCAATTGATGACATTAGAGGGCTTTAAAGGTGGTAACAGAGAAGCGGAAGTTTCGCAAATATCCCGCACATTGAAAGCCGCGCAAAAGGAATTAAACATTCCGTTTATTGTTTTGGCTCAGTTAAACAGAAAATGCGAAGAAACAACCGACAAAAAACCGTCCTTATCTCATTTACGCGAATCAGGATCCATTGAACAGGACGCGGACACGGTCGCGTTTATTTGGAGACCTGAATATTACGATCTAAAAAACGAGGACACGGGCGCGCCTTATACGAACGAAATATTTTTACTATTTGAAAAACATAGGCAAGGAGCTACGGGTTCCGTAGGTTTTCGGCACAATTCTACAATGAGCAGTTTTCACGGAATGAATGAAAGCCCAAACCAATTTCAAGAAATTAAAAGTAATTTGCAACCGAATAAATCATTTTACGAAGTCAATCGAGAATTACCATTTTAAAAAAAAATACTATGAAAGCAAAACCAAACTTCAACAAACGCGAAAAAATAAAAGGCGCGCTAAAATTTACCGCCGAAATTTACGGGAACGATTTACTAAAAACTAAATTAAAAGATAATCCCGACGCAATCGAAATATTAAATTCAACGCACGAACAATACACCCGATTTGTAGAAAACGGAATTCGGGAAGCCCTGAAAAAAAACGGCTTTGAATTTATAGATCATAACGCAATGGTTGAGTTTTTAACAACCCGCTGCGAAATCCGAAGGGACGAAACCATTATTTCAAAACACGGAAACCCGAACCCATTAAACGTGCTTTATTCAGATTTCCGAACCGCAAACGAAACTTTAATTTGTAGCTGGAACGATTCGCCCGAAACGATTGATAATTTAGGAATGCAAACAAAACCCGAAGCATTTGAACTATGAAAAATAAAACAACCGCCGTTAGTTTTTTAGCAATAGAGTTAATTAATAAATCTGAAAATGATTTCTCAAATACTCAAGCTCAGAAAATAATTACAATAGATTTAGATTTATTTTATGAATTAGTTGAAAAATCACTTGAACTTGAAAAGGAGCAATTATTCGAAGCGTTCGTTTGCGATACCTACGGAACTAAAATCGGATTTCAAAAATATTTAAATTTGAAATTTGAAAATCAAGAAATGGAGCCGAAAGGAAACTATTATAAAATTGAAGAAAAATTATTTTTTAAAGGCTACGATAGATGAAAGGGTACACTAAACAAACTTTAACTTTTACGAAAGTTGAACTTATCCAGCAGCTCCAAAATTGGAATTGTAACCTAACGGATTTATTCAATGAAGATAAAATCGATATTGGAATTAAAGCACTTGCATTTAATAAACTCGGAATTGATTTTCTTTTTAACTCAGATCAGGTATTCAAAAAAATATCGGACCGAATACACATTGAAATAAATTACTTTTTTTGCAACGGAAACCCTGATAGCGAATTAATTAACTTCGATTATTGTGAAGTCGAAATAGAAATTTTCCCCGAAGAAAATTATTTAAACAGAGCAGCAATAGAAAATTAATTATATTTGTTTGCGGTTTTGGGTAATTAGTGAAAGGGGTTTCACTTAGTTTCGAAAAGTCGGACGTTAATTCGTTCGGCTTTTTTTATTTAACTTTGTTTAATGATCGAAACTAAACTTTATAAAATTTCGGATATTAAACCGAACCCAAACAACCCCCGAATAATAAAGGACGATAAATTTTTAAAGCTGGTTAATTCTATAAAAGAATTTCCCGAAATGCTTAAAATACGCCCGATTGTTATTAATGAGGATAATATAGTTCTTGGCGGAAATATGCGCTTAAAAGCGTGCAAGGAAGCCAAACTAAAAGAAATTCCCGTTATAATGGCAAGCGATCTAACCGAAGCTCAGCAACGTGAATTTATTATAAAAGATAATATCGGTTTTGGCGAATGGGATTTTCAAGATTTAGCGCAAAATTGGGATTCCGAAGAACTCGGAACGTGGGGTTTAGATTTGCCCGAATTAGAAATAAATAATTTAGAAGCAGTTGAGGACGATTTCGAAGTTCCTGAAAATGGAATTGAAACAGATATTGTTTTGGGCGATTTATTCGAAATAGGCGAACACCGTTTAATGTGCGGGGATTCTACGGATTCGGATTCGGTTGCTAAATTAATGGACGGTAAAAAAGCAGATTTAATATTTACAAGCCCGCCGTATAATGGAAATACTCACGTTAACGGAAATAAACTTTATGAAAATAATGATTTAGATAATAAAACCGAAGATGAATATTTAAATTTTTTAGATGAAATAAAAGATACTTTTTTTTTAATATTAAAATCAAAAGGAATTGTTTGCTGGAATATTATGTATAACAATAATTCGAGGCAATCATTTATTAAAAATGTAAATAGATTTATTGAATCGGGATTATTATTAAGCGAAACAATTATTTGGAAAAAAAATGCAATTCCATTATCAAAAGGTTTATCAAGGGCTTTTGAATTTATTTTCATATTTCAAAAAGATGAATTAGATTTTTCATATCAGGAAAAAAATTCTTATAACGAAAACATTTGGGAAATTTCAAATGCTAAATCACAAATTGAAAATCACAAAGCGTGTTTTCCTGTTGAATTACCTTCAAACGGAATTAAATTATTTACTAAAGAAAATATGATTTTATTTGAGCCGTTTACGGGAAGCGGTACAACAATGGTCGCAGCGCACCAATTAAAAAGAAAATGTTTCGGTATGGAACTCGACCCGAAGTATTGCCAAGTAATTATAGATCGAATGAAAAAATTAGAACCTGAAATAATAATTAAACGTAACGGGATAACAATGTAAAAACAGAGTTATGGAAGGTAGAAACGGGGGTACACTAAACCCATTTACAAAAGGCGAATCAGGAAACCCAAACGGGCGCCCGAAAGGAACGCGTAACCGAAGTACAATCGTTCGTGAATGGCTGGAAGTTGAACAGGAAATTAAAAACCCGATTACGGGCGTAACTGAAAAATTAGAGCAACAAGATATTATTACTTTAGCTCAAATTAAAAAAGCGCGCGAAGGGGACACCGCCGCGTTTAAAGAATTAATGGATTCCGCACACGGGAAAGCCGTTCAAAGTTTTGAACACACAGGAAAAGACGGGGAACCATTACGCGTTATATTCCAAAACATGAATGAAACAACTTAATGTCAATTCCGCTTACGTCGATTTGTATAGGGCAAAGAAACGATATAAGCACCTTTTCGGAGGTCGCGGGGCTGGAAGGTCGTTCGAGGTCGCACAATACGCTATAACGAAACTTTATTCACCTGAATATTTCAGGGGAATTTTAGCCCGCCAACATTTTGCGGATATTCGCGGATCCAGCTTTCAGCAAATAATTGATATAATCGAGGAAAAAGAATTGCAAAACGATTTTCATATTTTGGAAAATACGATGCAAATTACCCATTTAAAAACGGGGAATCGAATATTTGCAAAAGGGTTTCGGGCGGCTTCGGGAAATTCAACGGCTAAAATGAAATCGATTACGGAAGCGACTTTCGTTTGGATTGAGGAAGCGGACGAAGTTAATAAGGACGATTTCGATAAATTGGATAAAAGTTTGCGTTCGGTAAAAGGCGCGGAACTCGAAATAATATTTACTTACAATACGGATAATGAAGACTGTTTTTTAAAATCGGAATTTCACGATAAAGTAAGACCCGAAGACACGCTTTTAATTCACGCCACGTATAAAGATAATTTTAAAAATTTGCACCCCGATTACATTCGAGTTTTGGAGCGAATGATTAAAGACGATCCCGAAGCGGCGCGGTCCGATGTTTTCGGCTTTTGGGGCGGCGGCAAACGTGGAAAAGTTTTCGAAAATTGGCAATCAGTCGATTCAATGCCTGAAAACTTTAAAATGGAATGTTACGGGCTGGATTTCGGTTTCACGAACGATCCCAGCGCATTAGTTCACATTCGACTTTCAGAGGGCGCAATTTATATTCAGGAATTAATTTATGATTACGGATTAACGAACCCCGAAATTTGCAAGCGAATGAGCGAAGCCGGGATAAAAAGAAACGATGTAATATTTGCGGATTCCGCCGAACCGAAATCAATAAAAGAAATATTAACCAGCGGCTTTAATATTCAATCGACAATCAAAGGACCCGATAGTATTATTCAGGGTATTCAAAAAATAAAACAATATCCCGTTTTTTTAGTTCGCAGCCCGAATATCCAAAAGGAAATAAAAAACTACATTTGGCAAATAGATAAACAAGGCAAAACAATCAATAAACCCGTCGACCGATTCAACCACGCTTTAGATGCGATTCGTTACGGCGTTACGGGATTAGTAGGAAAAAAAACAAAAGAATCAATAATTACAACACCCGGAAAACGATAAACAAAACTTTATGAATTTACCTTTTGAAATTAACGGAAAAACTATTTTAATTGCGGGAAGCTGGGAAGATTTAACCGTAGGGCAAACAATCGATTTGCTGCAATGGGCGAACGGGGACGAAAAGGATTTAGTAACCCTTGCGGCGATTGTTTCCACGCTCGATAAATCTGAACTTTTAGATTATTCTTTTGAAGCGATTACGAAAATAGCGGCACCCGCTTATAATTTCATTTTAGAAACGAAATTAGATAAGGACGAATGGTTATGCCCGAAAGAATTTAAATGCGGGGAAAACGTTTATAAAACGTCAATCGATCCGGGATTAATGAATTACGGTTGTATGGAAATATTCGAAAAAACAATTTCGAACGAATCCACTAACTTTTGCGAAAAAATACCTTTGATGCTTGCTTCAATGATTTACAAAGGAAAGTTTCGGGATCGCGAAATAGAAGCCCGAAAGGATATTGAAAATATTGCAAACAACGAGGTAATGAATATGCCCGTTTACATTGCTTATCCCGTTTCCGCTTTTTTTTTGAACAAATTGCAGATTTCAGTTCAAAATCAGCGGGAAGCAATGAAGGATATTCCGAACTCGAAACCCGCGCTGGAATTAAGCAGCTGGAGAAATTTGGTAAATTCGGCACGGTCTATAGTCTCGCAGAGGGGGACCCGTTGAGGTTTAGCGCGGTTTTAGATTTAACAATGTATGAAGTTAATTTAACTTTTAAAATGCGCTCAGAGCTTCGGAAATTTAACCAGCGGTACGAAAAACTAATAATGCAAGAACACGAAAGAAAACACCAAAAATAAAATTATGAGAATAGTTGAAATTTTAAAAAGTTGTTCAAACCCGATAATGGGCGCGGGCTTATTTTATTCGGGTCCGAAGTGGCTTCAAAACGTCCAAGCCGATAATGTTTCTTTGCCGTGCGTATTTATGGACCAGCCGATAGATTTTAAATTTCTTCGGGTTTCAAAGTTTGCACAGATTAACGAACAGTATTCCCCGATTATTTTATTTTGCGATAAGTCGCAACCTGAATTCACACAGGACCAGCACAACGAAATAATTGAAACGCGGCGTTTAATTGCTTATCAATTCATTACGAATTTAATCGCGCATCCCGAAGTTTCCGAAGTGGGCGAAGTAGCGTTAAACGATGTTTTTAATTTTCTCGATCAAAATTTAACGGGCGTTGTTTTACAATTTCAAGTTAAATTAATTCACGAAGAAGCAATTTGCCCACAACCGCCGTTTTATTATTCTGATCCTGTTATTGAGCAGATAGTTGAAGATTCAATTTACCAAGGTCAAACGCTGACAATTTCAATTTTTGGAAAACGTTTCGAAGACGGCGCAACAGTTGAAATTAATGGCGAATTAATTACAATCAATTCAACGGAATTTATTGCAGAGGGCGAAATTCAAATAAATATAACGGTCAATATTTTGGCTTTAATTGGCACCCGATCAATAACGGTTATCAATCCCGATTTAATGCAATTTACTTTTGAGAATTGTTTAACGATTTTATTGGATTAAAATGAGTTTGTCGCTGGATAAAAAAACGCTCGAAGATTTCGATAAAAAGTTAATTTCCGATTTGCGTAAAAGTTTAGACGCGGCGGGAACTACTGCCAGCGGAAAAACGAAAGAAAGTTTAAATTCTAAAATTAGTTTAGGTTCTTATAAACTTTTCGGGCGGGCTTTTATTTATGGGCTTGAATACGGACGAAAACCCACATCGGGCGGCGGGAATGGAAGTTTAAAAGGAATTATTTTAAAATGGATTAATGACAAAGGAATAATTCCCCGCGATAAGATTTCAAAAAATACTTTAGCGTTTTTAATTGCGCGTAAAATTCACGAGGAAGGGGATTTATTGCACAGAACTAAACAAAACTTTCGAAAAATGAAAGCACCCACAGGAATAATAAACGATGTTATCAATGATGGGAGAATTGAGCAATTAAGTAAAAGATTAATTTTGGATTTTGTAAAGAGCGCAAAAACGGAAATATATGGCAACGGAAATATTATCTAATATTAATTCGGTACTTCAACAAAAAGGAATTCGAGTTTCTGCAAGTTTTGTTCAATCGACTTTTGCACCCGCTTTTTTTCAGTTTTTTTATACAAGCCCCGGCGATTTAAACGTAGGGGATAAAGTTTTCGTTTTATACACAATTAGCAATTACATCGAAGCTGAAATAATTGATATAACGGGTTCTAATGTTACGATAAACACTTTAATTTTTATTTTATACCCGCCAACATTTACACGTTTTGTTGTTTTGCCGCCTGATACGGGAAGCGTAAATATCGATGTTAACGTAGTTGCGGCATTTAATCCCGTTGTAATTGTGATGCAACGAAAGGATTATGAGCATTTAGCAACGCAAAGTAATTGGAACGGGACTTATTATCAAGTGCCGTGCGGAACGGTTGTAATGGGTGAATCGGTTATTGATCCCGGATATGAAGTGGGGGCAATTGTTCAGATAATTACGGAAAGCGGTTTGGCGCAAAACTTTACAATTTTAAATATTTCGAGTTTAAGCGGCATTATTTACGCAACATTCGATAAAACGTGGAGCGTTTTTAGTCCTTTCTTTTTAGCTATCGTAAATATTTTAAGTCGATTAAATTTTTACGTTACTTTAAAAATTACCGATAATGCTTTTAATCCACAAACACGAGAATTAAGATTTACACCCGGTGCCAGCGGAATAATGCGCGCGGAAATTTCGGGGGCGTTACGCAGCTTATTGAATTTAAACTTTACCGATTTTCAAATTGTTGAAACTGAAATAAGAACCGAAGATTTGAATTTATATTCCCCCTTTTATTTTGCGACAAAAGATAATTGGATTGGAAGCTCTGAAAGCTGGGTAAATTATTTTGATCCTGAGGACGTTAAATACTGCATTGCTGGAGCCTTTCAAATCGGGGACCCGAACAACGGTTATTATAATAAATATTTTGGAAATACCGAAGGAACGAAAGTTTATCCCGAATTGATGCCGCAATGGATTACACAATTTGAAAACCCTGTTTACTTTTTCGGCTTTCCTTTTTCGCTTTCATTTTTGGGTAATTCTCAAATGACTGATTTTGCCGACTATTACGTTCGTTATACAGTAACACAGGCGGATGGAACTACTACAACCGTTTCAACAGATCCGTTTGTTTTTACTGAATTTATTTCTTTAGCAAGGTTAAATATTTCAGAATTATTAAGCGAAGATTTGACAATTATAAACGCAAAGAAAATTGAAATTAGATTTGGACGTTTAGATTCTCCTTTGTTTTTGGATGCTTTCGCCCCGATTACATTAAACGTTAAACGCCCTTTAGAGCAATCCTGTAACACTTTCTTTGTTAAGTGGCTTAATACCTTAGGCGGTTGGGATTATTGGTTATTTGAGGGGAAAATTTACGAAGGTTTTAAAGTTGAAAACGGGAATAATTACGAAAGTTATTTTGACAATATTTCCGACACAAAAGATTTCGAAAACGTAACTTTTAAAAATGTTTCTCCAGCGGTGCAAGTTGGTTCGAATACCCTAACAAAAAACGAAGCCGAAGGGTTAAAAGTTTTACCAACGTCCCCAAAAATTTATTGGTATAATGAAGACCTTTCAAAATGGATCGGGGTTCGTGTTGAGCCGGGAACGTTTCAAGTTCGTTCAACGAAAGACGATTACTTTAATATCGAATTAACTTTTGTTAAACCGAAATATTTTAATCAGTTCGCGTAATGGGTCAAGAAATTAAAATAGGTGAAACGCCTTTAGATTTAGATTCGGGAACTATTATTTCCACAACTAAGCGCGTGGCAAATATTGGAACGCTGGAACGGCAATCGAGTTTTACAAATAAACTAAACTTACCAGCAACGGCGAAAAATTTAGCCGCGATCGGAATGGTTCAAGGGAGCGATAATTCGACAAAAAAATATATTAAACAATTGGGTTCGGTTTCTGCAAATGGAATCGAAATAATGAACGCGGCGCAATTTACTTTTGAAAGTTTAGGGGAACGATTAGAGGTAATGATTAATTCCGATAACGCGGTTTTTTTTGATTTAATTAAAAAAACAAATTTGCGCGAATTAGATTTAAGCGAACTCGATCACGTATGGACAAAAGCCGAATTCATTAACTCAATCGGTAATACTTACGAGGACGGTTATATTTACGGGATTCACGATTCAGGTTACCAAACGGGCTTTAATGGATCGTTGTTTTGTTATGGAATCGTTCCTTCGGTTTTTGTTAAATATATATTTCAAAAAATTGGATTGCTTTTCGGTTATACTTTCACGGGTTCAATTTACAATGAAAACTTTTTCGAAAATTTAGTAATGCCAGCCGTGGCGTGCAATATAAATTCAAGAAGTATTGATGAATTAAAATGTAATTTTATTACAAACACTTCGGTTTTATTGCCAAACACGGGCAGTGGTTCGGCGGTTTATACTTTCTTCGATGTTGTTGAAAATACGGAAGGCGGGGTTTTCGTGGACAAATGGAATGTTAATCCATTCGGAAACGATTATTATTTACAAATTCCCGGAACGTATCGAGTAATATTAAGTTATGATATAAATGTTTCGCCTATCAGTCCGGGAGATACTGTTTCGGCTGGATTTAAAATTAAAGCTCAACAAACTTTAAATAATGAAGTTTCAATATTAGCTGAAGAAACAATTACTTTTATTTTCGGCGGTTCTTATGCTGGTGAATTAATTTTAAACGTTCCGTTTACGGCTTACGTCGAAACAACTTTAAACCCTAATATAACGGGGTCTGAAAATACTTTTATTAATCTTTATTTAGAGTATTTTAGTATTAATTCAGGCGCAACACATACAAACTTACAGGTAAACGATTTAAGTTTTAAAATTGATGAAATACTAAACGCCCAAAATTCACATTTTAATCGTTTATTTAATATTCAAGCAAATTTACCCAATTGGACGTGCGGAAAGTTTATTAAAGAAATATCGAATTTATTCGGTATTATTCCAATTGTTAACGAATACACAAAAGAAATTCGTTTAATGATGGTTAATGAATTGAATGAAAATAAACCAATTGCGAAACAATGGCAAAACAAAATAGATTTATCAAATGAGATAAATTACACTTTTAAAATTGATGGTTATGGGCAAAAAAACAAATTTGAATATTCGCCTGATGGGGATTTATTTAATTATGAAATCGATATTTTAAATCAAAGTTTGCCAAAAGAAATTGAATACGTTAAATCTGAATTTAATTATTCAATTACAACACGAATATTAAAAAAGCCGTTTAATACAATTTTTTTAGATAATTACAATGAAAGTACAGATGTAAATTCGGATTATAGTTATTCTAATATGCTTAGATTTAACAACAAACCGCGAATAGCTTTTTTATTTACAAAAGATACACAATTGATTTATTCAAGTTTTGGAGAATCAAACGTTACAATAAATTTTAATATTCCATTTTTAGGTTTTGAAGAACAAAGTTTTCAGGATTTCAATTTTGAATGGCAATATTTGTACGAAAGATTTTATAAAAGTTTATTTAACGGCGTTACTGATAATATTTTAAAAATCGAATTAACTTTTCGTTTAACTGAATTCGACATTCAAGATTTCGATTTTTCAATTCCTATTTATTTGGAAAATCCTTCGGGGTTTTATTACGTTCAGGAGATTAAAGATTTTACCAGCTCAAGCGAAAGCACTTCGGTTGAACTTTTAAGAATTGGATAATTAATTTTAAAAACTTTTTACAATGGCAGAAACGCAAACTTTAATATTAGACATCCAATTTAAAAGCGAGGACGTAATTAAAAAAACGGCTGAATTAAAAAACCAAGTTGCGGGATTAAAAACCGCAAATGCAGAACTTTTAAAAAGCGAAGGGGAAATTACAGATGCTTATGTAAAAACGGCAACGGAAATTAAATTATTAACGAAAGAAATTTCCAATAACGAAAGACAATTATTAGTGCAAGCCCAAGCGGTAAACGCCAACGCTGGAAGCTACGAACAATTATTAAGAAACTTTCAGTTAGCCGAAGTCGAGTTAAAAAATTTAACGGGAACGCTTCAACAAAATGCAGACGGAACCACCGAATTTACTCAGGCGTATTTTAACGCAAAAAAACAAGTCGATCAGGCAAAGCAAGGAATATTATTATTTAATTCGGGAATAAGCGTTGGAACGCAAAACGTAGGAAATTATGGTAATACTTTGGAAGGGATGCGGGCTAAATTATCCGATCTACAAAAAGTAATTCAAAGCACCGATGTTAATTCATTACAATTTAGCGAAGCAAAAACCGAAGCGGAAAATTTAGGTTTATCAATCGGGCAGCTCGAAGGTAAGTTGGATGAATTCGGAAATAAAGAACCGAAGAACCCAGCGAAAAGAACTTTCGAAGATACAATAGCAACGGCGGGCGCGGCGGCTTCGGCTTCGCAATTGGTAACGCTTGCATTTAGCGATAATAAAAACGTTACCGAAGCACTCGCACAAAGCACGAAAGCCCTTGCAATCGGGCAACAAATCGCAAACATTGTAAAAGAAAAGGGCGCAATTGCTGACACTTTCACGCTAATTAATCAAAAAGCGTTAATAGCTGGAAATTCTATTTTGGCTTTTGGTACTACGGTACTAACAGGGATAACGGAATTTTTCGGGGTTACTTCGGCTAAAGCGTACGCAATCGCAACGGGTGGGATTGTTTTATTAATTGCTGGAATTGCGGCTTTAGTTATTTATTTTGACGATATTAAAAACGCGGTAACCGATTTTCTCGGTGTAACAAGCGAACAAACACGCGCCGCAACTTTAGCAGCCGAACAATACAAAAAACAAGCGGTGGCAATCGAACAAGCGCGGGATGCTTACGAGCGTTATTCGTCCATTGTGGGGTCGACTTACGATCGGGAAATAAAGTTAGTTGCGGCGGCTGGAAAAAGTACGGTTGAACTCGAAAAACTGAAAGCGAAAAGTTTCGAGGAATCGACAAACAAATTAATTCTTCAATTGCAAGCGCAATTAAAACTTGCTCAAGCGGCAAAAGCCAGCGCAAAGGACCAAATCGCTTTAAGTCGCGAAATTCAGGATTTACAGGGCAAAGTTTTAGATTCAAAAACAGAAACCGCCGCGAAAGAAATCGAATTAGAAACCGAAAAAAATAATAAAATCGCCGAAGAAAATAAAAAGGCAAATGAAAAAGCAATTGCAGAACGTAAAAAATACGCTGAAACTTTAGCTTCGCTAGAAAACGAATTCAATTTAAACGAACGCCAAAAGTTAGCCAAAAGTTTTGACGATAAAGCCGCCGTGTTAAAAGGAAATGGAGAAAAGGAAATTAAATTACGCGCTGAAATCGAAGCCAAAAAACAAGCCGCGTTATTAAAATTTGATGCTGATGCAAAAAAAGCGGCTGATGATTTAGAACAAACGCGGGTTGATAACGAATTAAGCGTTCAGGCGCAATTATTAGCAATCGAAAAAGATAGTTTAACGAATCGTTTAGCGGTATTTGAAAATTCATTTGCTGGGCGTTCCGCTGCATTAAAAAAGCAAGGGGCAACCGAAGTCGAAATTGAAAAAATTAAACAAGCGGAAATTCAAAAAATTAAAGATGGTTTCGCCGCCGAAGATTTTAACAATCAGGTTGCAGCAATCAACGCGCAATTAAAGTTAGATCAGGATGCGGTCGATTTAAGCACCCAAACCGAAGCCGAAAAGCAAAAAGCGAAATTAGATATTCAAATAAAAGCATTAGAGCAACAACTTGCGTTAACAGAACAGTTTGCGGGCGCGGACGGGGTAATTACAAAAGCCGAACTTCAAGGAATCGAAACAATTAAAAACGCTTTAGCCGCCGCTCGAAAAGGATTAGGCGAAGTAAAACCCGACGAACCTACATTCGGGGAAGCGTTGGGGCTTTCGCCTGAAGGAATCAAAGAAGCGGAAAAAGCTATTCAAGCCGTTAGCGATGGATTAGCAAAAGTTCAGGAGCTTGTTGCTTTACGATTCGAAGAACAAAAAAATGAAATTGATAAAAACGAACAAGCCGAAATCGAAGCCGTTAACAATTCAAAATTAAATGAAGAACAAAAGAAAGCCGCAATAAGTGAAATAAATAGAAAGGCGGCGGCGGAACGTTACGAAGTAGCAAAAAAAGAATTCGAAACACAAAAGGCGTTTCAAATTGGACAAGCGTTAATCGGTGCGGCTCAGGGTATTATTCAAGCGTTTCAACTTGGACCCGTTGCGGGTGCTATCGCTGCAATTATTGTAGGAGCAACAACCGCCGCACAAATTAATGTTATTAGATCACAGAAACCCCCAGCGGCTCCGGGCTTTGCAAAGGGTGTTATTGATTTAAACGGACCCGGAACCGAAACGAGCGATTCGATACCCGCGAGACTTTCAAGGGGAGAATCGGTAATTACCGCAAATGGAACTAATTTCGCGCAAAGTAATTATCCCGGCTTATTAGAATTTCTCAATACTCGAAATCGCTTCGCAACGGGCGTTATTAATTTCGGCGGTGCAAGTATCCCAACGGCAACAAATGATTCAACTGAGCGCCTTATTTCGGCTATTTCGGGCATTTCTCCAATTGTAAGGGTTACGGATATAAACAAAAAACAATCCGATTATTCGGAGGTTCGCGTAAATGGAACGATCTAAACAAGAAACTCGATTAGAAATTATAAAACGCCTGAGCGATTCGGGCGAAATAATTTCACTTTACAAAGCGGGATTAATAGAACCGTTTGCGATTAAATACCGAAACATTTATTTCGATGTTGACACCTACCAAAAAATCGGTCAATCTCGAATGGATGCGATTTATAACGCGGCTCAAAAATATCAATGCGGAATTCAAACTATTTATCGGGCTTTAAAATGGATCTCCGAAAAGTAATTTACAATCTTAATGATAAACTTTTAATTTAATTAATAAAATACTTTTGGCAAATGAATCATCATATTTATTTATACGGCGTAATCGGGCAAGACGTTTTTTTAAAAAATGTTATTGAACAAATGGGCGCGGTACATTCAGGGGAAACGGTAACGGCTCACATTCATTCGCCGGGCGGTTTTGTTTCGGAGGGTTACGCGATTTACGATTACTTAGTTTCTCAGTCCAAACAATTAGGTTTTAACCTTGAAACAATTGCGGAAGGCGAATGTAAATCCATTGCAACGGTCATTTTTTTAGCGGCTCCCGTTCGAAAAATTACAAGCAATTCCGAATTTATGATTCATAACCCGTGGGGCGCGAATGAAGGGGATGCGGCTTCGATGCAAAAATACGCGTCGATGCTAAAAGAAGAAGAAAAAATGTTAGCAAAGTTTTATTCTAAAAAAATCGGAATTGATATTGCAGATATTTTAAGCTGGATGAAAACAGAAACTTATTATTCCGCTTCGGAAGCGGTTAAAATGGGTTTTGCAACTGAGGTAATTGATACAATGAAAGCGGTTGCATTATATAACGAAAACAATTCAAACAATAATTTAATTAATCTAAAAATGAACAAGCCAAACTTTAATTTACAAAATTTTAAAGCAATTGCAAAACGTGCTTTGAAAGCCCTTTCAGGCGAAGCGGTAAAAAATCTCGATGCCTTTTTGGAAGACGGAACCGCGTTATTTATTGACACCGAAGAAAGCGAGCCAGCCGTAGGAATGGCGGTTTTTATCGCTGAAACAGGCGAACCAGCACCCGATGCGGCGCACACTTTGGATTCAGGAATGGTAATCGTAACGGTTGCTGGTGTTATTACGGAAATTAACCCCGTAGCAGCTCAATCTATCGAAGATTTACAAGCTCGCATTTCGGAACTTGAAACGGCTTTAGCTGAAGTTCAACCGATCATTGCAAACCTTTCGAATATTACAGGCGAATTTACACCAAGCGCAAAATCTCAAAGAACCGTACAAACGGGACCGGGACGCGCTGAAGGTGCAGCAAAAACAAAGGCGGTTTCGTCTTTTGATAAAAGCGCAATCAAACCAAACCAAAGAGCAAAAAACTAATTTAATTAACTTTTAAAAAAATAAAAAAATGATTTTAGATCCTTCAGATTTGACCTTCAACGGTCAAGAAGCTCGCGACATAGGCGAAGCAGTAATAGAAAGTATTTTTGAAAATCCAGCGGTTGCGGATTTAATGACGGTTTATGATGGAATCGTTACGAAAAAACAAATTCCGTTTTTAGGTACTTTGTCAAAAATTACCAAAAAAGACGCGGGTTGCGGTTCGGGTGTTTCCGCAAATAATATTCCAATGACTGAAAAGTTTTGGGAACCTGAAAACTTAAAAATTTGGTTGCAACTTTGCGCCGAAGATTTATTAAATTCATTTTGGGTTTACGCTCAAAAATTAGGAATGGATCGTTCGGACGTTACGGGAACCACAATCGCAAGTTTTGTTGTTGAACGTATGACGGCGGCGGCTCAAGAAGATTTACTTCGTATTATTTGGTTTAATGATAAAGATGCGGATAATGTTTCGGGTGGCGGTGTAATTAAAAACGGCGTTTCTTTAACAGATTACGATATTATCGATGGTTTGTGGAAACAAATTTTCGCGGTTGTTGCTGCAACGCCAGCGCGTTTAACTGCAATTTCTGAAAATGCGGGTGTTTCTAAAGTTGCTCAATTAAATTTAGCGGCTGGAAAAGCGTTTACAACTTTTCAAAAAATGATGGCTGCGGCGGATTCACGTTTAAAAAGCGCACCGGATAAAATTCTACTATGTACTACTACTTTGTTAGAAAATTACGCGGTTTATTTAGAAACTCAGGGAACCGATGCTTCATTTATTCGCATTGAAAACGGCTATTCCACGCTTCGTTTCCGTAACGTTACGATTTACGGAATTGATTTTTGGGATCGCACAATACAAGCGGATTTTGATAATGGTACAACCTACGATTTGCCACACCGCGCGTTATTAACAACTAAAATGAATTTAGCGGTTGGAAGCGATAAATTAGCGGATGCGGAAAGTTTCAAAGTTTATTATTCCGAAGATACTGAGCTAAATAATTTCAAAGGAAAGTATCGCGTAGATGCAAAACTTTTGCAAGATTATTTAATTCAAGCAGCTTATTAATTAATTGCGGGGAAATTAACTTTTCCCCGCTTTTTATTCACTAATAAAAAATTTAAAAATATGCCTACGGTAACTTGTCCCGGAATTAATTCCGATATTTTTTTAGATTGCACCAAGCCGATTTCGGCGGGTGTAAAAGATATGTTGTATTTGGTGAATTTCGCCGATATTGATTCAATCGTTGAAGATATTGCAAACCCGAATTTAATTGAAAGTTTCACACTTGCGGCGGGTGCTTTTCTTTATCGCGTTGAGGGGAAAAATAACTCAATTGATCCAACAAGTTCGTTGGTAAAAGCGCGTTATTCAAACACCTTTAATCACGAATGTATTTTCCGCGTTTTCGATAATGCAAGTTCGATTAAACAACAGTTGGAATATATGACTAACGTTAAAATGGTTGCGATTGTAGAAAACAATTTCAAAGGTTCTAACGGTGAGGTTCCTTTCGAAATCTACGGGTTGCGCTCAGGTTTAACAATTAACGTTTTAACGCGTGTTGTAAACGATGCAGAAACTCAAGGAGCTTATACGATTACTTTGAGTTCTTCGGAGCAAATCAAAGAACCGTATTTACCAGCTACTTTATTCGATACGGATTACGCAACTACAAAATCGTTTTTGGAATCTTTATTTACAGTATGATTTTAGACCAGCTAAAACGCGAGCTGGACGAATTGAAAAGCCCTTTGCTACATTCTCGAAAAGGGGATGCAATGCAAAGGGTTTTTGTAATTTATAAAGCGGTTACAGGGCGCGAACCACGCGGCGCACGTTGTTTTCAATGCGCGGTTGATGCTTACTTCGAACTAAAGAAAATTTCGACTTCGGGCGAGGGATGGGATAATTCAGTAAATTTGAATTCTGAATTTAAAAAATCTAATAAAAAACAAATGGGAAATTTAAAGAAATATAAAATGCTTACCACACGTTTTAGAATGTTTGGCAGCCCCGATACGATTACACCCGAAAACGCAACGGATGAAAAAATAGAAGCAATTTTAAAACTTAACCCGCAATTTTCAAAGTTTTTTCAGTTAATTGAAAAGCCAGCAAAAGCGGAAAAGGTTTTAGAAACTTTACCCGAAGAAATTACACCTGAAGTAATAAACGAAACTCACATTGATTCAAGTAAATTTGAAGCTCCGAAACTTTCAAAGATTACAAAAAAAAAGGGCGGGAGATTACCAAAAAAAACAATTTAATTAAATCATTCTTTTCGAAATGGAACACGGCAGCCGAATAACAATCCCGCGAAGTAATAAAAGATTAATTATAACTTCATTAAAACAGGAGAAAATTCTCGGTTGGGATTCCGATAATAGTTACCCGCAAAGAATGGTTGATTTAATCGCGTGTTCAGGTGTTGCGACACGTTGCGTAAATCGATTTAGAAGGTTTATCGTTGGGCGCGGTTTTTCCGATCCGTTAATATACAAAGCGGTAACAAATCGCAACGGGGTTACAATGGATAAACTTTTGAATTTATGCGCGAATGATTACGCCGCGTTATATGGTTTTGCGGTCCACGTAAAATACAACGGTTTGGGGCAAATTATCGAGAGAAATTATATGCCGTTCCAAGACACTCGTTTAGCTTTAAACGGGCAAATTGCATATTATAACAATTGGGACGGCTCAAGCCAAATAAGTAAATTTAATCGCGCGGATATTGTTTATTTAAACCGTTTTGATCCTTCGAAAGTTATTGAGGAAATAAACGAACTTGAAGGTATTAGTTATGCTGAAAAAGCCGCAAAATATCCCGGTCAAGTTCTTTGGTATTCGCAAGCGGGTTTTAATGCTTACCCCGTAGGTTTAGCGGATCCCGTAGCCGAAGACATTGAAACCGATTACCAAGCGAAATTATATAAAAACAAAAATATTCGAACTTCGTTTACTTCTTCGGGAATGTATATCGATTACGGGGTTTCGGAATCTGAAAAAATACGTTTTGAAAAGCAACAAGTTTTAACGGAATTTCAAGGCGCGGACGGGGCTGGAAATATAATGTACGTTGAGGTCGAGCCGGGTCAACAAGCGCCAACGTTTACACCTTTTAACGCGGGTTCGGGCGTGGATACACGTTTCGAATATCACGAAAAAAGCGTTGAACAGGCGATTGTTAAATGCTTTGCTATTCCTAATATTTTGGCGGGTGTATTGCAGCCGGGTAGTTTAGCAACAAGTTCCGAATTAATAGAAGCGTATATTATTTATAATTCCGAAACCGAACCCGATAGAATTGTTTTCGAAGAACAATTTTCGCGTTTGATTGGAAAAGTAGTTTCTATTTTGCCTTTACAATTAAACACGGGGGCAAATGTTGAAACAAACGTTTTAACGGCTCAAAATAATAATTTAATAAAGAATATTGAAACGGATATTAAAACCCCGCAAAACGCTTTAAATCGCGTTCAAATCAATTTATTGACTGATATATTAACGAACGTTGCAAACGGCGTTTACCCTTTTGAAACTGCAAAGGCAATAATCGGGGCTTCGTTTCCTGTTTTAGGTGTTGAGCAAATCGAACAAATTTTAAACCCATTCAGAAAAAATGCAAACAATTAAATTAATTTCGGTTTCAGATATTCAATTGTTTCGGGCAATTTCCGATAATGTACCCGAAGCGCGTTTGGATCCGTATATTATCGAAGCTCAGGAATTAGATTTATACGAACTTTTAGGAAAGGATTTATATTTAAAACTTTTTACCGAAGTTTCGCCGCCTACATTTCCAGCGACTTACTTTTACCCCGAATTGAAAAACGAATACGCGGGGTTTCTTTGTTATTCGGCTTACGCTCGTTTACTTTCGCAAAACCAAACAACGGTTACCGCTTACGGGGTTGTTTCAAAGAAAACGGATTTCAGCGATTTAGTACCTGAACCAACTTTGCAAAGAACCATTCAAGCGGCGCGGGGTTCGGCTCAGGAATACGCAAAAAGATTAATTGATTTCTTAAACGATAATTCGGAAACGTACCCCGAATGGGAAACAAGCTGCAATTTTCGCGGTAGAATAAACAAAACGGGAACGGCTTATTTAGGCGCGGTTCGTGGGAATAGAAGTATTTTCAATCGAAACACTTTTTAAATGGACGTTACAATAACGAACGCGGGCGGTCGAATAGAAATAATCGATTTAAGAAATGATTTGACTAATAATTACGATGTTTTAAAAGACGGTTTGCGGTTGTTTAATTTGGGCGATATTGTTCGAATAACTTTCATAAACCGAAGAAACATTGAAATAAATTATAATGAAGTTGAACTAATTAACGGCGCAACTTCCATTTTTCCTATTTCGGGCGTGGATTTCCTGAATGAATTAAATGTAATTTTAGGGGATTTCGGCGGCGGCGGTGGTGCAACGGCTTTAGAAGATTTAACCGACGTTCAAATTACTTCGGTTGCAAATGGAGAGGTTTTAATTTATGATTCCGCTTTATCAAAATGGGTTAATACTTCGGCACCGGGCGGCGGGGATATGTTTAAAGCCGTTTACGATACCGATAACGATGGGGTTGTAGACAAAGCGGAAACGGTGCAAATTCAGGTTCGTAATTCGACGGGCGTAACATTAACAAAAGGGCAAATTGTTTATTTATCGGGTGCAACGGGAAACCGCCCGAATGCAGTTTTAGCCCAAGCAAACGCCGAAGCAACAAGCTCAAAAACAATCGGCTGGGTTTTTGCAAACATAAATAATAATTCAGACGGTTATGTTGGAGTTTCGGGAAGCGCCCACGATTTAAATACTTCTGCGTTTACGGCGGGGGATGCTTTGTGGCTTTCTCCAACGGTTGCGGGCGGTATTACTTCAACGGTTCCCGTTCAACCAAACCACGCGGTTTTTATTGGGTATTGCGCGCGTTCTCATCCAACACAGGGGCGAATTGTTTTTAAAATTCAAAACGGCTACGAATTACAGGAACTTCATAATGTTTTAATAACTTCGGTTGCAAATAATGAAGGTTTATTTTATGAAAGTTCAACTTCGCTTTGGAAAAATAAAACAATTGCGACGGCTTTAGGATTCACGCCCGTAACGGATGCGCGAGATTTAAGCGGCGCAAAATCCATTTCAGGCGGCGGGGATTTAACCGCAAACAGAACTTTTGAATTAGTAAATGACGAAACAAGCCCAACGGCTCGAAAGTTTTATTCAACCAATGGAAGCGCGGCGCGAGGGTGGCGAACAATTGAGAGATTAGATTTACCTTCGGTTGTTTTAACGGGTGCGATTCCCTATGTTGAACGTGAATATATCGGTTTTTCAGGGGCAAATGCAATTGTAAAAATACCGGGTAGTAATGTAATTTTTGTCGCAAACACCACTACTGCAACCGTTGTTTGTTATGATACTTCAACTTCGGCAACTTTAAGCACAACAACGGTTACTGGTGCTTCGGGGCTTGTTTATGTAGCTGCAACGGGGCAAGTTTGGGCGTTTGGTTCGGCGGCTTCGATTACTCGATTTACTGCAACTACGGGCGTTTCGCTTGGGGCTACTGCTATATTATTATTAA